GCTCAATAAGGCTATTTAAGGCACTTATTGTCATTTGACCTACTTGACCATCAACTTTCAAATTAAAGCCGTGAGAATTGATAAAACGCTGTAATTGACGTGATGCACCGCCTATTCCTGAACCCCAAGCAAAGTCTGCCCAAAATTCAGCTATTATTTGAGATTCAATTTTAGTGCAATTTAATCCATCCCAATATCTCTGATAAATTTGAATCCATTTTTCTTTAGGCATCTTGTAGAAAGATTCTATTGATTCGTTGTTAGTTCCGAATATAGCCTTCCAAACCATCCAAGTGATTCCTTTATTTGTGTGATATCCGCTTCCGTCAGGAACTGGGTGTCTTGCTGCCGTGTCAGCTTTGTGCTTTGATAGACCGCCTTCCCACTTTAGGATGTAGTCTATGTTAGAGAGTTCTATTCTTGCCATTGATTTCAATAAGTTTGTTGAGATACCATTCTGCTTTAAGCAAATCTTCCTGTCCGTTCTTACGAGTATAACGCATAAGATACTTAAGACAGTTACCGTGTAAATAACCTTTAAATGCTTCATTTGTCATTGCTGATTCGATAGCATCTATGGCTTCTACTTTACCTTGATAGTGTGCAGGTTTGTTAACTACGTCCATAGTGCTTCAAATTCATTTAAGGGCAAATCTATTAAAAAAGTGTGACCTCCTATGCAATATACATGAGTTAATTCGTAAAATTCTGACACAGCAATGACATGATTAAGGTCTAACCAGCCTTCTTCTACTATCTCAACAGCGTCTGCATCCATATCTAAACCAAGCTTTCTGTATATTGGATCTACCTGGTCATCTTGAAATACAAAGTTTACTTTTATTCTCATAGTGTCTTGTAAGTGAATGCGTTTATTTTCATATATTCTCTTTCTTCTGTTCTAATTCGCTGAGGATGTAACTCAAGCCATCTACCGCCTGTAGGCTTTGGAGATGCACCTCTTTCAACGTGCCAACCTCCTTTACCTTGATTGTATTCTTCTTTGTAGGTAGCAGTTCTAATCATGAGTATATCTCTTAACTCAACATTCAAATGAGAGTTGATTCGTTCAACGGTATATGTTAGCTCGTGGTCTTCGTGAACGTGTCCCATCCAAATCATGTCAGCACCTTCAACATAAGTAGACATTCGGTTAAATTGAATAGTTCCTTTAGTAACTGCACCACCGCCACCGAATCCGTGCATATACTTTATTTTGTAATTATGAGTTGTGTTTGCTCTTTTAAAGTGGTATACAATCCAACCACCGTAACCGCCTACCTCTACATTAGTTCCGTTCTTAGAATTTAAGCCAAAAACAAATCTATCAATTACATCAGTTTCTTGACGTTTTAGGATGTTGGTTTCATGGTTTCCGTAACCTATAACTTTAATCAAATGAGCATAAGGAGAAAACCACTCAATAGCATCGTTTACAACAGCATCTAAGTAGTTTGCTTTGTTGTGTTCAGGTCTAATGTCGTTTTTGTTTTTGCGTGGATCATAAGCACCCTGCATTAAACAGAAAGTATCTCCGTTAAATAAGATGTCAGCTTCTAACTCTTTGGCTTGGTCAAGATGACGTTTAAGCAAGTTACGGTCACATTTGGGATTATCCCAATGGATGTCGCTGATGAGTAAAATTTTTTTGGGTTTAAAGTCGCAGTCAAAACGGTGTACATTGTTCTTCATAGTATTATTGACAAAATCAAAATAGACCAACTGATTAAACAGAAATCTCTGTATCTGTTGCGTTGACCTGTTATTTCAAAGTTGTCGTTCTTTAATTTAATGATTTCTGTGTGCTGCTCCTGAATGGTTGCACTATCTTGAGATGCTAACTGCATGAATTTTTCCTGTTTTTGGCGGCACTTGTGCAACTCTAACAGACGCAAATTAATCTCTTTTATCGTGCTGTCGGAGTATTGAGAGGATGCTTTCTGTGGACTTAGGAGAACTAATGCTATCAGCAAAAGCCTTGTAAATGCTGTCATGCTTTTTATCAATCTCATAGATTTCTCTAATTATAATAAGCCTACTCGTATCAGGTGGGTATGTCACAGTAGGATTCGAGATAGGGCGTGTTAACACTAATACTAATAGAGTGACCAGCCACAACGTCAGTTGAGCTATCAAAGAAAGGTTCTGCTGCTGCATTTACAATTAATTCAAAGTCTGTTTCAGTCACGTTTCTTCGTAAAAGTGTGACAATGTCTAAAATAATTCCTGCACTATCGCTAAGAACCTCGATAGTGTTAGAGCTACTTTCAAACGCTCTATCCATTACCATAAGTTCAAAGTTGTAAGTGACTAATCGTGTTGCGGTGTTGAATTGAAAACCATTGGGGACTAACCAAACTAACGGATAGTATTTAACCTCTTCCACTGCAAAATCAAAGTCAGCCCCTACTGCGAACTTTCCCACCATTTTGTGGGACTCTGCTTGAGTCTGAATTTTTTGGATAATCTGATTTAACGTCATAAAGTTTAATTAGTTTCTGTTCGTTTTTTAACCGCCATTTATTCTTGGAAATCATAGTTATAAAAGCAATCGTCATCTGTTCCAGGCATATACATTCCACCAAACAAAGCCGTATTCTTTGGACGAATAACGTCAAAGCCTGTACCGGGATTTAAATATTTAGGATAAATTTGAGGATATTCTTTCAAGAAGCTGCGCAATCTCTCAGCGTAATATTCTGCCTTATCTCTGTATCTCTGCTCTATGAGAGTTAATTCCTGAGGTGTTACAGGTTGAGCAAACTCTGCCTGTCTACTACTTACAGACTTATTCAAAAACTTGAAAGTCATTGGAAGCATTGACTCGACTAAAGTGTAGTACTTCAAGCAAGGTGCTATATATGAATCTAAAAGAGTCGTGTTATCAGCAGTCACAGAACCATCAAAAGTCTGCTGTTGCAGTTCGTCATATATCCCTGAACCAATGATATCACGAATATACACTTCTTGTGCCTCTTTTATAGCACTTTTTAAAAGTTTATCATCAAGATTTTCATTGATGGGTGTGTTATCCTTTAAGTAGGTAACTGAAATGAAATATACAAAGTTAGCCATTGATTTTTCTTCTTAATAGTTGTGATTTCCAAATATGTCTGCAGTAAGGGACGTGAATAGCAGGAGAAGAGCCTTTAACCGTCATCCAACCGCCTCTTCTTTCCCAAGCGTTGTAGCCTACTCTTGATGAGATTGTGTCGATATCCTCACGAGTGTACACACGATTCAAAGCGATTAAACTTCTGCAAAAGTCTCTTGAAGTAGGTATGATTTCAGAGCCGCTTATTCCAGGTGCTTTTTCGTAAGTGTAACGCACTACAAGTTCTGTGCCTAAGCCTGAATCTACAAGTGTCTTCGTTCCTTGCTCTGTGACGTTTAAAATGTTATCTGCTGAAGTGATTAAACCTTCGTTTATTAGTTTGTTTACTGCCTCCGCTACTTTGTCAGCATCTTGCTTAATGTTGTTAGCAAGGTCTTGAAGTGTCAATTCTGTGTTTCCGTTCAAAAACTGCAGAATTATTAACTCAAGAGCAGAGGCAAAATCAAAAGGGTATTTTTCAAACTTAGAAGCTAATTCTCCAAATTGCTCAAATACCGCTAAGTCTTTGTCATCATCCCAACCGAAAGGATTCTCATTACAATTACATTTTACTTGAGATGACATTGCAACGGTGTCGCTCATACCTAACTCTCTACGAGCCTCAGCTTGAGAGATAACACCTTTCTCAAATAAGTAAACGTAATCTAAACCGATAGGAGGCTTATTCTTAGTTTTTAGGGTTACAGGCACAATAAACTTAAAGATAGAAGTTAACGCTCTGTCCATTTGAGTCTGACGTGGCTCAATGTATGCAGTTTGAAAAGCCTCGTAAGATTCAATCAACTCTGAGCGTCCACCAAGTTGTCCTTCGGTCTTAATTCCGAACAACATCGGAGAAGTAACTCTGTGAGCCATCAAGATTTCTTGCTGTACAGTTTGGTTTAATAGGTCAAACTGCTTGTCAAAGTCAGATGGTGCTAAGTTGTTAACGACAGACGGAGTTTCGTTTGGATCGTTGAATTGAATGATTATAGAACCTGCATTATCTGTGCCGCTAAAGTTTTCTTTGAAACGCTTAATAGTCTGACGCATCTCTTCAGGAGTTGGAATGCCCTTGAAGAGTTGTAAGAGCGTTTGTGCTGAGAAACCACTCTTGATACTATTAAGATGAAAATTTGCAATCTCCGTGTCTATTTCGATGTATTTTAAAGCTGATTGATACGGTGCAGTTGGATATTCGCCTTGACCTGCTTTGTACATCTTAAAATAGTACATTTGCTTGTTTTCTCTTGTCAAAGGATTCCAACAGTAATAATAAATCGGATCTACCTTTCTGTCGCTCCAATCGTCAGCATACCAGTAGTGACCGTCCAAAGAATGACGAACATTTTGAAAAGGTAAGTGATAAATCTCAGCTATTGAAGTTTTAGCCTTATTCCAAATGATTTCAAGAGCGAAGCCGTCAAATAGTTCAAGGTCAGCAGAAATCTTACTTTTAACGTCATCAAAGGACTCGTAAGCGTTAATAGAAGCAAGTCTATCATTTGCGATTGTTAGTTGCTCTGTGTTGTTGGCAATTACCTCTGTTTTGTCACCTGCGATATATTGAGCCTTTTGAGATACTATTGCTCCGTGTTTAGGAGAACTGTTGTAAAGGTCAATTAACATTTGAGGGTACTTGTTGTCAGTACCGTAGGTGATATAGTTCTTTGCCTTGTTCTCTTTGAAAACAGGTATCTTGCTTTCGGCAAAGTTTATTCTTGCAAATTCTGTCATCTTCCTTGTCCTTTATATGGTTTAGTTGATTTGTGTTTATTCTTGTGTTTAGTGTGCCTTCTGAGTTTTTTAGTTGGCTTTGCTTTAAATAAGTTAATCTGCTGCTTTGCCATCTTTTGAAAATAAAAGTAGTAAACCTCCGCCAATAAATGCCGTAAACTCAGTTAATGTTGCTTTTTCAAACCATACGAGAATAAAGCCTATAGCCATAACTCCTAATCCTAATGCAGTAGATTTCCAATTTTTAAAGATGCGGTCAATCATTTTCTTAGTTTTTTAATGTAATAAGCCGCACCAAGTAAACCTGTAACGATGGCAATCATTCCACCAATAGCAGAAATAATAGGATTCCAAGTAGTAGCAATAGAGCTAAAAGCACCTACAAAAGAGGTTGTAGTTAAAGCATTAGCGGTTGTATCAGTTAGTTTCATTTCACTTCGATATACTCCGCACCATATACCTTACTCAATTCTCCTACAACTGCATTAATTAATAAATTTTCTGCACTTTCGGTCTTGTAATTTTCTTCTGTCAATTCGGCTTGAAATACTGGGTTAAAATCTGCTACGCCTTGCAAGGGTTGTAATCCTTGTGTATATGCACTTTCACTCGCATAGATGAATGTAGCAATTTGACTTGGTATTAACCCGTCTTTCAAATCCTTAATTGATGCGTAACCTTCTGCTATGGTTACTACTGAACCGCTTGGTACACCTATACCGCTATTCAAATTTACTGTTGTGTTTATTTTGATATACATTTTTTTTATATTGCTAATAAAGGTATTTTATAATTTACTCCGTTAATTCTTACCGTCCAAGTTGTATCTGGTGTGATTGTTTCAGTTGTAACTGCACCAGCGTTATAAGATGCTGAACCGACGACAAATTGATTGTTTGCGGTGGCGGTTGCCCCACGACCTAAAATGACACTCCCCGAAAAATTACCCGATGCAGTATCAACTCCCAATGCGGAATTACTGGAACCCGTTGTATTGTTTATCAACGAACTTACACCGATTGCGGTATTATTACCTCCCGTTGTGTTAAAAAACATTGATTGTAAACCGAAAGAAGAATTGTTTAATCCCGTAGTGTTAGACCATAAAACTTCCAACCCCATTGCAGTATTTTGGCTTCCCGTAGTATTGGCTTGTAAGGAATCTAATCCAAAAACCGTATTGCTTGTTATACTTCCTTTTCCAAAATTAAATACACTTCCTTTGTCATTGACTTGCAAACTTGCAACTCCACTACTATTCTGCACCAAAAGCGATTTAGTTGCGGATGTTGAGCCACTGCCTTTGATGTGAGTTGTAGCCGTTGGCGCATTTGTACCAACCCCCAACCGCTTATTGGTATCATCCCAAAATAAATTAGAGGCATCACTTGCAAAGGCACTACCATTACTAAACTGAATAGCACCAGCACCACCGCTTGGACTTGCAGAAATACTAATATCACCACTACCAAGTAAAGATGTTGAATTGATTGTTTTTAAATTAGTACCGCTTACAAGTGTTTCTTGCTTTCCGCTAAATTGCGTTTGAATGTCGCTTGTAACTGAACCTAAATATTGAAATTCAGCATTTGTAACACTTCCATCCGCTATTTTGATTGCATCTATTCCACTTGGCAAATCAGTAGCCGCAAGGTCAGCCCCAGCAGTAACCAACCCTTTGGCATCGTATGTGATTTTCGTTTTTGTCGCTCCTGTTATTGCAGCGTTTTCGTCTACTTTACCATCTAATTGCGTTTGGATAGCAGAGGTTACACCGTTCAAATATTGAAATTCCGTGTTGCTTACTGAACCATCACCCAACTTCGCAGCGTCTATGCCTGTGCTTAATTTGGCATCTGTTACAACTCCATTGTCAATAGTCCAAGTTGCTCCACTTGCTGAAACTGTGATATCTCCTTTGTCACCGTCAGAGATGCCACCGCCTCCAACTGTAATATCTCCGCTACCTAATAGAGAATCTCCGTTAATGGTCTTGATGTTAGTGCCACTTACTAAAGTCGATTGTTTAGCGTTTAAAGCTGATTGTGTAGCACTTGAAATAGGCTTGTCAGCATCAGCGGTGTTGTCTACATTGCCTAAACCAACATCACCTTTAACAAGAGTAACTGCTCCTGTTTTAGAAGCAACACTTTGCACAGGTGCTTCACTTTTAATTTGAGAAATGCTTATCTTTTTCGTAGTAGATGCTGAAGTATCAACGATAGGTAAAACGTCATCCGTTGCTATCGTGGTTATCGCATCTAAAGCACTAATTTTTTTATCTGCCATTATAATAATATTTTTGAGTCATCTTCTTGAAGCAAGAAATCACCGCTTTCCAATAGTAAATAAGCGATTGTTTCAGGTGCTTCGATTTCGTATATTTTTTCGTTGAGTTCAACGGTGTATTGTGTCGCTGCGGTTGGATCAAAGTCAACTTTAACAATCCCTTCTTCCACTAACTCGTCAGCAAGTTCAGGGTTGGTGTTGCTTGATGAACTCTGTGCGTAGATTCTGTATAAATACTCACCAGCGTCAAGAGTCACGGTTGCACCTTCTGTGATAGCAAACTCGTTGTAACGCTCTTTGTAGCTTGAAGTATCAGTTAAAAGAAAGTTGTATTCTACTGCAGTTAAACGATGTTTAAGACTAAATAAATAGTAAGGGTTAGAGATAGTAGTTTTCTCTGTTAAAGTCAAATACCAATTCTTCGTCTCCTGCTTATTTATCTGTAGCATCTATAAGTAAATAATAAAAATCAATTTTTGGCAAATAAAAAAAGGGTGACCGAAGCCACCCCTTTAATAAAGAAACTATGAAAACTTAAATCGAGAGAGCAGTCACAACAGAAGCCTGAACTAAATAAGGTGCTTCAGACTCAATAGCACTCAAAGTGAAATTGTATCCGTAGTTATCACCCATTGCAGTTCCTGTTTCAGAGGTCATAGCTGTGATGTCGCAACCGTATTCGTTACCAACTAACCAGTAAATGTCGTTGTTGTCTTGCACGATGCAGAATACTCTGTTCTGAGCAAGTAATTTCAACTCATTACGCTTAGTAGTAGCAAGTTTGCGTAAACGAGCAACTACGTCAGTCTGATTGAATACAGTTCCGTTTTCAGTTGATACGTTAGTAGTGGTAGTCATAGAACCCACACCCTTAGGCATCTCGTAAGTGTATACGTTGCCTGAAGCGATGGTGGTAGCAGTAACCTCTCCACCGCTAACGGTAAATCCTGTTGATGCGAAATCAATCAAGTGAATAGCTTTTACGCCACCTACTGAATCTTTGCAATCTAAAGTAAAACCTGCGGTTAAGTTACAAGCCATTTTCTACCTCCTTATGCTAATTTAAACTGAACGATTTGATCAGGGAATGCGAACTGTACACCATACTTCATGGTTGCACGGAAACGAACTTCATCGTTGTCTTGGCTATACCAGAATCTGTAATCCTCTTCTTCGTTAGCAAGGTCAGTTCCTACGAACAAGTTAGACAAACGAGCTAAGAACATTCTGTTAGTTCCGTTCAATCCACCTACAGCAATCATTTTCACGTTAGTAGCAGGAATCATGATTTCCATATTTTCGCTGTCAGCAGCGTAGTGGAACAAGTTAGATGCACGAAGAGCAGTAGAGTACTTCTTGAAAGTGTCGATACCTACCCACAAAACCAAGTCAGAAGCATCAGCGATGTCTGCAGGAATTACGTTGTAGATATTGTCAATCAAATCTTCTACGTTAGCAGTAGTGATTGAAGTTGCACTTGAAGTGTTACCAGCAACAGTTGAAGCAGAAGCAGCGTCAATCAACTTTACAAAACCGTCAAACTTGTTAGTGTTAGGGTTAGTGTTGGTTGTTGCTGTGTCACCTTGCCACATAGCGATTTCTAACAATTTAGCAATGTTACTTGCTTTGTCTTGACCGATTTGCTCCTCGAAAGGTACTGAAGTTGGAGAACCAGCAGCGATTTGAGTTTGCATCCACTTTGCTTCCAAAGTCTTAGGACACAAAGTCTCTTCAACTTTGATTTTACCTACTGTGATGTTACGCTGAGAGAAAGTAGTGTTACCTGAAGCGGTATACCCACAACCGTCTGCTTGAAAATAAACGTCAGAAGTAAGGATGTTTAAAGCCTCTGCAGACTTTACTCCTACTTGAACTTGACCTGCTGCTTGTAAGATAGAAGCAGTTTTTGAACCAAACAAAGACTTAAGTACTAACTCTGTAGACTGCTCGTTGGTGTAATTTGCTAAGGCTGATACGTTAAATGCCATTTTGTGTTATTTGTTTTTTAAGGTTTGTGCGATTTTCATGATGTTAGCGAACTGCTCTTCTTTCTTAGAAATCTTTGCAGGTGCTTTTTGTGGTTCTTCTGATGGAAGTTCTGCTACTTTTTCAACTAAGTCAACAGTTTTGCTGAAGATGTCTTTCATTGAGTTGAATTTAGCCTCTTGTTCAACATTCTTCTTTTCGATAGCCTCAAGACGTGCTACAACTTCATTGAACTTGTCTAACAAAGAATTGAAAGACTCAACTGTTGCAAACTCTTCAGCAGCAATTTCAACTTCTACTTCTTGCTCAACTTCTACGATTTCGGTAACAATACCGCCTTCAGTAGTTACAAGCATACCGCCTTCTACTTCGTGAGTTGCATCAGGTGCGCTTATTAAGCCTTCACCAGTTTGAACGAAAATAGCAGTACCTACTGCAAGTTCGCCTTCCCATTCAATGATTGTGCCATCTACTAAAGTGGCAGTTTCCATCTTCACCTCTTCGGTCTTCTCTTCTGAGAATCCTAACAAGGTTCTGATTTCTTGGATTACTTCTTTTGAATTCATTTTATATATAATTAGTGGTTTGTTTTTTTTGGCTCAATTTTTACCATCCCATTGTTCTAAGATTCGCTTTAACTTCTTCATCATAGCATTAGCAATCTTGTCTTCTGTGCTTTCTTCAAAGTCAAAGAATCCCTCAACTGAGAAACCTTTGAATTCTCCCTCTTTTACTCTTTGCCATATAGCGTCATCATTAACGATGTAAGACAAGAACCAAGAACCGTCTGCTACTTCTTCGTAACCTTTTGGAGGCATTATGCCACGCTCTCTGTCAACGATGAATGACTCAAATAAAGAAAGTCCGTTTACTGCTTTGTCGTGGTGAATGTTTACAGAGTCGTACTTATCACCTCTTGCCCATTTCTTAGCAATTTCAAAGATTGTTTCTTTGTCGAAAACAACATAGTATTCACCTCTTAAATCATCATATCTGTAAATCGGTAAATCAGCAATCATTGCAGCACCTGAGATAATACGCTTCTCTTCGTTCTGAATTTCAAAGCGTGACTTTCTTGCTTTGCTCAATTCTAAATCTTGGAGTTTGCGTTCAGTCCAACGAAGCATCTCTTCTCCACCCCACAACAAATAGCTGATAGTTCCACAGGCTTTAGTGTCTTGTGGGTTATAGTATTCTTTAGCTCTTGATAAATAAGAGTAGGTGCGTTTGATGGTTTGCAATGAAAGATTCTCTCTTGCTACTAATTGCCTTGCTCTGTTCTTACCTACTAATGTAGCACAGTCGTTGCCTATTGCCTCGTTAAGATTGATACCTCTCTGAGCGTTCTGACTTGCTGCTTTTGGGTAGTCGTTAAAGAACTCTTGTTTAGAATATTTGTTACCTTCCCAATATGAGTAGCAGATAGCAACCGCTTGTTCGTTATCGTAGCCTTCATTGATGACCTTCTCTACACAACGAGAAATAAACTCGCCTTCACTTTCGCCTGGTCTTGGATCAACAAATTCTTGTTCACTAAAATATTGGAAATCTCTTTCTATTGCAGGATTGGTCACAAGTGACACAAATTCAACTCCTGTTTCGTCCTCAGGATTTATAACGAGTTTGTAAATTGGCAAATCCATTCTATTATAATTATTGATTGTTTAAAATTGGCTTAGTTTTACCCACCTAACACGCTTACATTCTGATTAGTCGCTGCTCTCCGTTGTGTTCTTGTGATGTCACCTTCTAAGACATACACTTTTCTATCTTGTGTCAAAATGTCTTGTCCTTGTGGTAATCGTGTAGTTGGTGCTTGAAAACCTAAAAATGGCTTTGTTACTGTTGAAGATGCAGTATTTATATTTGATGAATTATATTTTGTTTTTTGTATTTGAGCTATTTGTGCTAATCCAGTAGATATAACCAAAGCCGCTCTAACAAATCTTTCATAAGGATATAATTCTGTTTTTGTAGCAAGTGCTGCCGTAGCACCTGTGTAAGTATTTACTACTGCTTCAGCAATACTGACTGCTTTATTGATTTGAAATGATTTTTTTGCCCTTTCTTCGTTTTCACCCGCATATGTATTTGCTAAGTCTCCAAATATTTTAAAGAATGAAACAACATCATTTAATTGAGCATCTAAACGCTCACGGTCTTCTCTTGCAAAATCGTCTTGTAACTGCTTTCTTTTCTTATTGTATAAATCAAACAAATTACCTTCAGCCTCAAAATTGCCTATAACTAATTGTAATTCTTGAGCATACCAATCTTGTAAATCTTTTTGTCTTCTTCTTTGCGTTTTATTTAAAAAACTTTCTGCTTCATCGGCATAGTTTTTGGATTTCTCTTTTAAAAAATCAATTCTTTCTTGTTCTTTTTCTTTTTCAAGTTTTATTTTTTCATCCTGTAAATCCTTAAGCCTTTTATTTTCAGCCTCTTTAATATTTACAATATTGTTACTTGAATCTAAAGCCGTTTTTTCAGCTTCTAAATATCCTTCTTCACCTACTTTTAATAATGCAAGTTTTTGGTTTGCAAGTATTTCTTCTTGCTTTGCTATTTCAAGACGCTTTTGGAATAATGCCTCTTCACTATCTCCTCTTGCTTCCATTGTAGCCATTTCTCTATTAAGTGCATCAATAAGTTTTTGTTGCTTATTGATAGCCTCTTCTGCTGCAAAGTTTGTAAGTCCTATGCTATCAGTAAATCCTTTAAACTTCTCTTTTAGTGAATCAAATATTTTACCTATCTGATCTCCGAATAAACCAACAACAGCAACCAATGCACCGATACCAGTAGCAGCAAGAGCAAGTTTAACTCCTTTCAGAGTTTTAATCATGTTCAAGAATCCACTATTGATAGATTTAATAGCAGGAGCAAACTCTTTTAAATCTTTAAGTCCTTGAGCAAATACCATTGCTCCTTGTACTTTGACTAAAATCTTATCTAACTCTTTAGATTCCCCACCGAACAAAGCCATAGCACCTGCAGCAACTTCAAACCCTGCTGCTACACCTTGAATAGCACCAAATAGTTTTTGAGTGTTGCCTCTGTTAGCGTCAACAGCAAAGTCTAATTCTTCAAGCTGTTTCTTATACTGACCTGCTACTTTAATAGCCTCTTGCGTCCTCTTGTCGTTTATACCAAATTGAAGAGCTAACGCTTCCGCTTCTCGTTGGGTTTTCGCAACTGCATCTCCCAAATCTTCGTAAACTGTTGCTGCCTGTTGAACGGTTTGTATTCCGTTAACATCTACGTCTATTTTAACTGCTGTTTCTATTGCCATTTTAGTGTCCTTGTGTTATAATCCAGTATTGTGTGCCATCTGATACAAGTTGATCAAATCCGTTTTTAGCATTATTTGTGTGCGACATTGCGTCATCTATCATTACAGAGCCATCACCTGCGTTTATTGTAACTGAGTTAGAAGACGCTGTCTTTTTAACGGTGTACATTTTACCGCTATTTGCTGCTGTTGGTGTTGGAAGCGTTACGGTTATTGAACCTCCGTTAGTGTCGCAAAGAATTAACCAATCTTCTGAAGTAGCCAAATACGGACTATCAGCGTCTGTAATGGTCACAACTTTACCGCCTGACATCCAACTACCCAAACAAGGATAATTCTCTACATAAAGCCTCTCTGTGTAAGGTACATTGTAGTTGTCGCATCTGATAGCAGTTACATTCTCATAGTTGTCAGGAATCACTACACGCTCTGAAGATGTAACTACATTGTGACTACCGCCTATTGCGTTCAAATTACCAACTACTACGTTTTCACCGCCTCTCCCTGTGTTGTTACCTACATACACTCCACGAGTTGAAGAGCCTGTACTATTGGTCTTGTTCCCAAATGGAATAACTTCAGCACCTCCTCCTGTGTCAATAACATCAGAGAAACCTAACTGCTTTTTAGTTCTTGAGAATGGTGGGTAGT